TGCTTCGCTACGATTTGCCACCTCCAAATCTTCCATAAGTTCGGCCATGCCCTTCAGCTTGAAATCCTTGCTGAAAAGCAGTTCTGCACGCAGGTTCTTCTCCAGCTGCATGAACGCAGCCGAAGTCTCAACAAGGAATTGCCAGAAGCTGCCCATTCCAAGCGCACAATCGTACAGCGTGTCGTAAACGTTGTCCAGGTCAATCCGTTTCCCTGTGGCCGTATCGCTAACCTGCTGCTTGGTGAATATGTCACTGTTGAACATCGCCTGTTTGCAGGACGCAGTCAGGCTATCAACATAATCTTTCTGGAATTTCAGTATGTCAACCGGTGGGGCTTTGAACACTACCAGTTTGTCCAGGTCTAAAAGCGGATCACCTGGTCTTGGTAGTTTCAGAACCAGCTTTTCCTGTGCGGAAACAACGGTCTTGTGGCCGGTACCTTTACAAACTCCACATACACCCCCATTTGAAAGTTTACCATCATAGCAATCATCAGCATCACACTTTGGCGCATACTCCAATCGGAATGGGAAAGCACTGAGCGCCATCGTCAAATCCATCTCGGAATTGGTCTTGATTGACTTCTTCAAAAGTGGAATAGCAGCGTGGTATGGAGAGGTAAAAGTGAAACCATCAGTCCATTGGTCGCGCAGATAGCCGAAGCGCATGGCCGGTACGTATCCGGCATTGTGAGGAATGGCAAATGTGACAAGGAAATACTTCTTACCGCACCGGAAATACAGAGTGCCGTCAAGATTCTGGCGGTAACTCATGTCGTCCATGTCGGACACCATCAGTCGCTCTACATCTTCCTTTGACAACTGATCCATGACAAACGTTTCATTTGCCAAGTAAACAGTGTATTTCTCACCGTACTTTCCTGCTGAAAGCACTGTAAGATGGGTCGTTACATTATTTTTGAAGTTGTAGTCAACGGCAGCCCTGGATGAAACCTCGAAAGGGTAAGGGCTTACTCGCTCAATCCTGTTGTCGAAATCGTCGAACTCAACAACGCACCAGGCGTTTGGATCCATGGAGTTTAGCTCGAACCAGCGGGTTTTCACATACTCGTCCACCGACTTGTTACCCCAGAACATCAGGAGTTTACCCTCAATTTCTTCAGCAACCTTGGGTGATTCTGCAGAAAGGACGCGCTGGTAGTTAGCGCGTGGCACTTTTCGCGTCACATCCATGAGGTTTTTAACCGTAGTAGTGATCACGTGCTCTGTGATTGCTTTGCGCTGTTTGTATGCCTCATCAGCTTCGCGCTGTACAACCTGTTTCAGTAGCGTGTCAAGACCGTCACCGGTGACAAGTTTCCGGCACAAGTCGGCCAACTCGGTTGTGCGACTGTACCATGGATGACGCTCGCCTTTAACGACGCTGGCGAGACGCGAGAGTGCTTCTTCGCGTGTCAAAGTGTTTGTTTTTAGTTTTGTGTTTATTGTTTGCGGAATCGCTCAAAATCATTTTGCGCGATCGTGCAAAAGAAGTAGTCGTCTGCGTCTGAGGTGTGTCCGTACTTCTCAAATGTCTGCCCGCTCACCTCGTCTTTTACCTTCTCTTTCCACTTCAATCCGTTCTGGTCTTGCTTCAGGTAGGTTAGGTCTGCAATCGTGTTCTTGCACTTCTCATCAATCAGTATGCTGTACCTGGTCTTGCCTTCCAGCATGTTGTTGATAAAGTCCCTCCTGCTGATCACTGGCGGATTACTCCTCGTTGTCCTATCCGATCCGTTATTCAGCCACCTGCGCAATACTCGCTCAACTATCTGGTAATCTGTCTCACTGCCCTTTGTTGACCTGCTGTGTCCGCTGGCATCACCGTAGAAAAACAATCCATTCATCCGGTCTCCATACTTCGCTCTTATCGCCTCACATAGTCGCTCGGTCGTATTATTCGGATTTGGCAAACAGAACTCATCAAACTTCCTCAAATCTACTCTGTCTCCAGACTGCTCAACCTGCCATAATCCAGCTGTGATGTACGGTACGACGTTATGGTCGAAGGTGACGTGTACTGGAAGGCTTTGTTTGTATTCAACCTTGCCAACATGTCTGACGGCTGAAAAGCCACTGTAAAACTCACCGCCGGTCCTGGTGAAAGGATTTCCAAAAACCAAGGCTTTTCCCCGTTCTTCACTGTTATTGTCAATGACTCGCTGGATGAATCCGACTGGGAGGTTTCTTTCATTGTGGTATGTACTGCTGATTGAAATACATTTATCCTTGCTCTCTTTTGCAAAAAACGTTTCCTTAGAGTAGATCAGCGCTTCAATATCCGGCCTGAATTCATCCAGTCCAAACCATTCATTTATCCACTGGACCTTTGCCGGGCTTGTCAGGATGTAGAGCGGGTTGAATGCCGTTTCTCCTTGTGGACCAAGGTTGAACTTTGAATCAAAGTACATACCTGGTTGACGAAGCCTTGTCAAGATAACCTCCTTTACATCCTCCTCCCTTGTGTCCTTTGTTTCGTCCAAAATTGCCCACCCGAAACTTTTTCCGTCGTGTGCCTTTGCGTTATCCATACTCCCCAAAAACATCACGGCTCCGCTCTTGAAACTCAATATGCCGTGGTATGAATCAAAGTTGTGAAAGTCAACATTAAAGCCCTTTGGCGGCTTCTGACCAACAACATAATCAACCTTTTCACGCCACCCAAATAAGTCTTTCCAAACCTCACGTATCCGGAACATGGTGGATGTATTCAGCTGATTGTAAGTATTTGCCCCGATAAAACCCCGTATTTCCGGGAAATTTGAAGCGAAGTACCCGCTGATCAGCCCTCCAATGTGTGTTTTGCCGCTACCTACCCCAGCAAGAAACAGGTTGATGTTCTTACTCGACCTGATAATGTACTCTTGCGGTTTTGACAACCCAAATCCACTACCCATTGAAATTTTCTTTGCAAAAATGCCATAACTTTGCCATACAAACAAAAATTTGGCCACTTTTTTTGAAAAAGAAACAAAATGGGAGTACGCAACATTCAGCTTGATGCAAACAGTTTTGCCGGCAAATCCGGAGCCACTTACGTGATCTACCCATCATTGACTGTAAAGCGGTTTGAGATATTTGAACGGATGCAGGTAGAGCTGGAGCACAACACTACCATGACCGCATTCAAGACAGAGCTTGCAGCATCATACAACCTGTTCAACCAGGCGAAATTTGCCGATGGCGCCGCGAAGCTGAACAATCTGCTGAATGCAGTTGAGCGCATCACCAATAAACAACCTCACCCGATTCTAATGATGTGCAGCCTGTTCATCTGCACTCCGGATGAGGATCAATCCAAGTGGACAGAAGCAGAGGCACAAGAGAAAATTGAAGATTGGGCAGACATTGATATCGCTTTTTTTTTGGCATGTGCGAGGCTTTTAGCGGGGCGATTTATGCGCAGCTCCGATTCAGATTCCCTCACATCTTCGCTCCAAAAAAGCGAGCAAGACTAAAAATCCAGGAAGAAAAGCAGGAAAGCGCATCTGCAATACTGACGGCAGAAATGCAGGAAAGTTGGGTGCGCTTAAAAATGTCGGCCGTGTCGCCTGGCATTACATACAATGACCTTAACCGGCTCGATGTGTTTGAGTTCTTCACCATCTACACCGAGCAATTAAAAAAGCAGCAACCCAATGATTGACCACGTAGTACAAGGCATAGCACATCGGCTCAAGCAGCTGAACTACCTGTCCAAAGTTGGCGGCATTGCCCGTCAGCAAAAGATCAAGGATGGTGTAACGACCATGATATACCCAGCTGTTCCGGATTCTGAAAAGGCTGGCAACTATATCCTTATGGCGCCAGACAGCCGGGAGACGGCCGTCCTGTTTTTCGAGGTGCAAAGCAACAATGCCGGCAACACTATTGCAGGTGGACGCGGACAGCAATACAGCGCCAACATCAGGGTGATCTGCTGGTTGAACCTCCAGCGCATCACACCTCCAGACACCTGCGCAATAATGGCCCAGGTTGTTTCACTAATCACCCAGGTGGAGCAAACCTCAAGCGACTTTGTTTCATCCGTCCGGGTGGTGCCACGTAGCGAGGTGCCTCGCAGCTCCGATATTTTTGGAAAGTATTCCTTCAAAGAGGATGAAACGCAATTCCTGATGCTGCCTTTTGATTACTTCGCTTTCGACTTCCAGGTGTCGTACATCCTGAACACAGCCTGCCATCTCCAAAACTTCGCCAAAATAGAACCGTCATGCTGAACCAAACGCTGATCCTTATTGCACTTCATATCGCCATGGTTGCAGTGGTTTTTGTTGATCTACTGCAAAAGCCAAATATGATTTTCAGCAAATATGGTGAATACCTTGATCGGCAAAACGCATGGTGGACCTACCCAATAGGCTATTGCGCAAAATGCACAGCCGGCCACTTTTCAGCATGGCTTTTTTTGACTCGTGTAGTGCTTGGATATGAACCTCACAGCCTGGCGCCATGGAGAGCAATAGCCTTCGTGAGCCTAACAATCCTGCTCACTCACATCACATCCAATCTACTTTCCAGACTCAACAGATAGTGTATCGTAACTTGGTTTGATTTGATTTAGTCAGCCCGGCATGGAGTAATCCTGCCGGGCTGACTAAATCAACAGAAAACCCGCGCCAAAGTGCAAAGACTTTAGAGCAGGTTTTTGCGGCGGGGCGTTGATGTCGGTCACAAAGTGGCGAAGTATTTTTCCAACGCCTCCTCAACGATCTGGACAAACTTTCGCCCGTCTGCCTTTAGCTTGTCGTGTAGGTCGCGCCGTATCCTGAACGAAATCGGCACTTTTGCGCCGGATGGGTGGATGGTTGGAGCGCCCGCGCCGCGTGGGTTGCGGGGGGTGTGTTTATTTTCTGTCATCTTGTTCCAGTATTTCAGCGACCTTCAGCCGAAGGTGCTTTGAAGACGCAGATAGCCAGTCCGGGACAAACGGGAAAATGTAAGTATCAACTGTGCCGTCACGGTTGATTATTGCCTCGACCTCTTTTGGGTCTTCGTTTGGCAGTGCTTGGATAGCTTTTTTTATAAGTTGTTCGCGATTCATGATTTAAAATTTAGTGGTGAAAAAAACCGCCCGTATTTCAGGGCGGGGGGGGGTTAGTTTGCGTAATTAACTGGCTCTGTTTGATCGGC